ATCTTGCTTGGTGAATTTCTCGCCTTTCAACCTATAGCCAAATGCCCTTAGATGCCTATGAACCACACTATGCGATGTTCCATGTGCATCCGCAGTTTTATGAACACTCTTTAGCTCCAGATAGGTTTTCCAATAATCATTAGCTTTCTTTTTAGCTTCTGGATTTTCTGTAAGTTTTGCGCCCATTTATACGCCCACCCTATTCTTTTTCCCCGACTTGGTTTTCACACTAAATCGAGGGCCTAGTCCGGCTTTACGCGCTTGTGCTGTGGTGATGCGGAGGTTAGTCATTAGCACCTCGCTTCAACTCACCCACCTTCCCCAACAGCACTGCATTCTCTTTCCGGCAGCATTCGAGCTGGGCTTTTAACTCACCAATTTCACTCTGACGAGCATTCCAGCCCTGATAAGCTATCTGCACTGGCAACACCCGATAAATATCACCATCCTTATCAAACAGCCTGTCACCATGAATGAACCGCATGTTTGTGTAGAAGTCTTGATCCTTAAACCATTTTTCGAAACCTCTCATCACCCTTCCTCCCTACGCTGTCCGCAGATCATGCAGCTTTCAACTACACCACCTGTTACTTGATTACCCCAAAAGTGCTCACACTTCCGGCGTTCAGCTTCAAGAATGGCATCTGGTACGCCTCGGTTGAGTTTATTGAGTTCGGTTTGCATGGCTTGAGCATATTCCACAGCCCAAGCAACAATTTCCCTATCATCCACATCGTGATAGCGCGGCATACTCATGTGCAGCAAGGCATACTCATGCGCCATATCCTCAATTGACTTCATGGCATGCCTCCACGTCTGCGATGGCTTGTTCAGCCTTCTCAATTTGAATGAGAACAAGTGGCTTGTTGCAATGAAAATAAGTCGCAAGACTGAGTTTGCTCTTTGTCTCTTTTACCCATGCTTTTAGAGAGTTTAAACCGCCACACCTCTCAACTAGCTCATGACTCTCAACAATGCGTTTTAGGTCATTAATATTTACGCAATGGTCGGCATAGTTCTCTGTGGTGTTTAATCCAAACTTCTTAACAAACTCAGTTGCTTTCATAATTCCCCCTAGGCTCACGTTGTCATGCTTAGTCATGCGGTGGCTCCAAATAGTTGTTTTGCGTAATCCGTTGCACGAAAGGTGGTTGTATTTATTTTTTCGAGATAACCAAGTCTCACTAGGTGATATAAATACCCCCTGATCACTGCCTGCTTCTCATCAAGTACCGCTTCTCTCACATCCAGCACCTTGAATGGCTCCGCATGAACAGCAAAGAGGAGAATGGCGAAGTATTTCTCGAACCACGAAATCCCGGAACCTTTTAGACCTAGCTTCATGCCCCACCTCCTTGACTACTGACCTTGATTTCAACAGTGCAAATGGTGTCGTTGTGATTGCCACCATGGGCCACGGTTAATAGCTCGACAATCTGAAAACCTTTTGTTTTGCCAATACCATTAGAGTTCCAACCGAATGACAAAACTTTTCCACCTACTTTAGTGATGCGGGCAATTTCCTTTTTAAGATCTCCCCAGAATTTGGCCTGTGTGTCCTGGCTACTCACTGATAAGCCTAATTTTTTATAGCACTCTGAAACTTGTCTTGGGCTGTAAGGCGGATCAAATAAAACGAGGTCTACAGACTCATCCTCAAAAGTCTTTAAGAAACTCAAAGCATCAAGTGCAAAGTCCGTATCCATAGTCCAATCAATATCGTTGGTGACCTTTGCTATTCGTGAAGTATTTGCAAAAGGATCAATGCTCAATAATTCGCAGCTGTTATGTTTTTCAATTAGCTCTCTGATGGGCTTAATAGAAAATGTATTTTTATTTGGCATGGCCCATGCTCTGGAAAATTGACCCACCCAATCCACGGTTTTGTTGTCATGCTGATCTTTCACACCCCACCTCCCATACTCCACAACGCTCTGATCCGCTGCTCGCTGTACTGATCAATCTTGCTCATATCCAGATTCTTGTACTCGTACTGCTTCGGCTTGGGAGTACGTTTTGAACTGGCTCTACGCTTAGACTTGCTGCATGTGAAGCAGAGGCATGTTGATTTGTGGGTCATAGAGCACCTCCGATACGAGCATCAGCCCAGTTACACTGAACTACCGTCAATCCGCCATGCTGGAACCTGGACCACAAGCGATCACCCAAGTTTTCTTCAAGCTGCTTGATGGTCCAGTTAGAAATCAGCATCGTCGGCTTTGCTTCGTCATAACGGGCATAGAGGACTTTATGGACCAGCTTTAAGCGGTTTTCGTGCTGATCATTCAGGCCGTATTCATCCAGGATCAGCAAGTCATATTCGGCAAAGCGGAACACTGCATTGCTTTCGTTGTCGTCTGTTTTCTTCCATGCATTCGCAATCTCGTTTGCCATATCCTCAGAAGTCACATAACGGGCATATTTCTGTTTATCCAGAACATTACGAGCCACAGCACACGCAAGATGGGTTTTACCTGTACCAGTACGTCCCACCATGATCAGATTACGCTGTACGCCTTTGTTGAAGTCTTTGGCGAAAGTGGCACACTGATGCTTTGCAGTTTTCTGGCCGTCGTTACTAACCTGGTAATTGAGAAAACCACTTTCAGCATGACGCTTAGGCAACATGGCTCCGGCGAAGTGTTTTTCACGTACCATCTGGTTTACAGAGTGAGCATGTTCATCTTGGGCTTTGGTGACGGCTTCAACTGCGCATGACTTACAAACGGACCGGCCAAACATCGTGACCATTGCTTCGCTGTGTTTAGAGCAGAATTCAGAGGAAAGCTGAATCGTTTGTTGAAACTGAGTATGCATTGCGTTCATAGCATGCCCTCCGTGTCTACATCGTCTGTTGCTGGTGCGTATTGCTTTTCATCACCCCAAGCATCATTGACATTTCTTGAGCCTGGTTTCTCAGAACGAGAGTAGCCAGTTACCTGTTTGTTTTTGCGTTCAGCTTTTTCGAGATCTTTTTCAAATTCCTCAACAATCCACTGTGCAAACTTTCTCAGCTTCTGGTTGTCAGTGAGCTGGAAATTGTTCTCATGGTGAGTGTTGAAGTTTCCAAGATGGAATTGGAAATCTTGCATACTGAGAATTTCAGAAATACGGTGAGAATATTTTGTGCTTCTCAGAATTGAGCTTAGGTTTTCAAAATTTGGATTCCAAACTTGAGCACCTGAATTTTCTTCCTGCGCGTTTGTGTGTGTATTCTCTTGTTCCTGCTCCTGTTCCTGCTCTTGGCTTGCAAGGGGCTTGGAAGGGGCTTCGTTTTCTACTGGTTTTTTAGTGATATTTTCACGCTTTTCAGTCATGCAAAATGCTTGGCTGTATTTGTTGTAAAAGCTTTCCAGATAAGGGTTTGAAGGTAATGAGTTGTACTCGTTTTGAACCCCAATACTACGCTTATCTGTATTCTTTAATTTGTCGGCGATCTGGAAGCGAGCCATCTCATGCACCCACACCATTTCAGAAGCATCGTCATAACTACAAAAACCAGCTTTACAAGCCCATTTAAGCCCCTTCGATGCCCCTTCTATGCCTAGTCCAGTTTCGTGAGCAACATACAAAAGAGGCATGTAATAAAGGCCTAGCATGTTGGCATGAGGACAGGTCATTAGGTACAGGGACACCACGACAGATTCCGGGCACTGCCTTAACTGTTTGCCAGTTGAGCCAGTCCAAAAGTGTGGGGAAACTTTCCCATATTCACGCATAGCTTCTAAGCTCCTTCAAAGGGGCTTGTAAGGGGTAAATCATTAAATAAATGATTCCGTTTAGGGCTTATGCATTTGATACTGCATAAGTTGTGTGCTAAATTTGATTTGTTCATTTAGATTTCCTAATGTTGGTGAACACTAAAAGCCTGATCTCATCCATCAGGCTTTTTCTTTGTCTGAATCCCCGTGAATCCCTTCCGATCCCTCAGCGATAAACACCTCTGTACTTAAATCCCTTAGTAAAGCAGATACTCCCAAGCGCTCCATATTTCGAGCCTCTATACTGAGAACATGCCACTCACCAGCAATCTCTTTTTCGAGTAGCCAGGCGAGATACTGGGCCAAGTCCTTTCCTTTGATATTGGATAGAACACGTGCCCGTTCATGATTTTCAGGAGATAAACGAACATGCGTAGATTTCTTTTCAAGACTCATAAATTCACCTATGCCACTTGTTTAGTTTTGCAATGCTTTTTCCAAAGCTTTTGGAGTTTTGTTGCCAGACCATGTGAAAGGCGCTTACCACATACACCACGTTCCAGATCACTTACATAATTTTGGGAACAGCCGATTTCTATGCCGATTTGGGTCTGAGTTAGGCCTTGATTGCGCAATTCAGAAATCATGTTTTGCCACTGATTCATAAGAACCTCCTATATTTTTAAACCAATATATAGGTTTTCCGATATTTATACAATAGCCAAACCGATTGTGATTTGTATCAGAATTCCGATAGCAGTACTTAAGGAAAAATACTCATGCCAACTTTGGGTGAAAATTTAAAAAATATTCGCAAAGCGAAGAAAATGACCCAAAAGCAGTTAGCTCAAAAGTCTGGGGTAAAGCAGTCTGTAATATCAGATTTAGAAACCGGCAATGCAAAGTCAACTGGTTCTATTCTTGAACTGGCTAATGCCCTTGGGGTTACTGCCGAAGAACTAAAAAAAGGCGCATTTAGTGAAGACTCTCTAACAAACGTTATTCCAATCTCCCCTCGTATGGCTCCTGTTCTGTCATGGGTTCAAGCAGGTACGATGACGAATGTTGAAGCTGTTGATATGTCTGAGGTTGAGGAGTGGCTGCCGCTTCCAGATGGAGACTGTGAAAAATGCTTTTACTTGAAGGTACAAGGACTAAGTAATTATCCGGAATTTCATGAAGGTGATTACATCCTAGTTGATCCAACCTTGCCATTTTGCGACATGAATTCTGGTGACATTGTAGTGGTCAGGAAGGTTGACGAAGCAACCTTCAAGAAACTGGTTATCGAACCAGATGGCACTAAGTACCTCAAGGCAATAAACCCTGATTTTAAACCAAATATTATTCCACTGGATGAGGAGTGCGAGTTTCTTGGGGAGGTAGTGGATTGTATTCGCTATGTTTATCGAGCTAAGAAGAAACCACGTAAGAATTGAAAAGAGTCATTATTAAATTAAGCTGTAAGCTAGGGATGGCTTCTATTAAACCTGGAGGGGTGTTTTGCAAAAATCGAGCAGAACCTTTAATGTTTCCAATCAGACATTGAAAGATTTTTTATTACAAAAAAAATTTGTATATGAAGGTGTTGAAATGATGCAGCACCCCACAGCCACAAATAAAAATATATGGAGAACCAATGTTGTATATAATGAAGATGGGGAAACCATTCAGGGCGGATCTCTCTTGTTTTTAAGCACAAGAGCTGTTCATTATGAGTACCACTCATTTGCGCTGATTCTTAATCATAAGAATCATCAGAATATTGCAGCCCAACTTGAGGTTTTGCCCCTTGAAGAGCGTAGTCATGTTGAAGAAGGCCTAACTTGCTATGGTCCTCATTATGTAGCTTTGAATGTAACTTGCGAAGCAAGAGAAACATCTCAAGGCTGGAATTGGTTCAATTGGCTAAATGATTTTAGCTCTAGAACCAACTTGGAAATATTTGGAAATCACATCCCACCGTTTAATGGAGAGCTAGACTTATGAATAATCTGCTAACTTCCATTTTTAACAAGCATGGCAATCAATCATACTGGGCTACCGATAATACCTTGTGTGTAAGTACGCCTCATATCTTTACTGGTGGCCGACCATCAATATATTTTATTAGTCAAAACCCCAGTGGTCTTGTAAAAATTGAAGATTTTGGACTAAATTTTAACTATTTTGCACAATCCCTTCCTAATCCTGAAAACGCTGAAAAAACCATGCAAAGATTAGTCAAGAGACTAGATAACAGTGTGCAGTTTGAAAATCAGGGTTTAATTTTAGAGGCGCAGTCAGAGGATGTTGATCTGGCTATAGGACGTTATTTGGATGTCTTGTCTCACTTAACTACCTACTCCCCTAGAACCACAAATAATCAAGAACTTAGAGAGATTCTTGATGCTATCTATGATTTTTTATCTCTTAAGTTTGGTGAAAGTTTAATCTTAAAACCAAAGATACTCGGGCACTCTGGCAGTGAACACAGTTTTAATTTTCAAGCTGGAAATAAGCTGGTTGATTATGCCAAACCTAAAGCAGAAAAAACTGGGAATTTACTCAGAAAGATCGTTGATGTAACCAATTTAAATGAAGAAGCTAAGATTCAAATCGTTCTTGAGGATAGAGAGAATAAAGAGGCATTTAAAAGGGAGAGTCAAATTTTAGCCAATTTTGCCAGTATTATGCCTGCAAGCACACTCCTATCAAGTAGATCTTTGCTTTCTTAGTTTTCTTAACTCCCTTCTCAACCCACCCCGTGTGGGTTTTCTTTTGTCTATCAAAACATAGTTAAAAATAAAAATATCGGTTTTTCTATATTTTTATCGGATTTCCTATTGACTAATAATATCGGAAATGCGATATTTAATTCACCAAGACAACAAAAAAGCCCCTAGCTTTCGACGGACAGGGACTTTTACTCAGTGAGTGAATTAATTATGAATGCAAAACTTACTTTATTCAATAGCCTCCTAATTGCTTCAGTAGTATCAGGCTGCAACTACGCCGATGCAAGTGGGCCTGCACAAGAAGTTGAAGTCTCTATCAATCAGGCTAAACCATTCGTTGCCCTTCAAGAGCTATCAGTTCAGGGCAAGCTTTACCCACATGAACACGAAGGCACGGAATCAATCGGCAAGGCAATCGTATGGCTAGAAGGTCAGGAGGATTGCTCACTACAAGTTGAGGTTCTGCAAGTCAATGAAGATGGTCAGCAATGGATTGAACTTGGGGAAATTCGATTTATCACCCCGGATGACCGCGATTTAGGTGCACCTGATTTTGAAGAAGGTATGACCAGCAAAATCGTTGCAGAGCTTACGACTGAGTTTGAAGAACAGCTTGTTGTGACGAAGGAGGCTTAGTGATGGCTAAAAATCCAATAAAAGTCATGTCGTCAATGCTGACTGGTCGAATTTATGCAGGTCGCGTTAATCCTAAAAACCAAATGTTTATTGGCGAAAAAGATGATGTGACTGATACCGCTGTTAGTGCTGTGGCGCAGCACCTTTTGAAAGAAGAAATTTGCTTGCAGTTTGAAGTAAAAGGCAAAACTTACAGATTAGAAGTTCGTGAGGTGCAGCAATGAAAATCAAAACCGCTTTTGCCGAGCAGTTCAGCACTCACGACTACGACCCTGATTTTGCAGCCCACTACTTTGGCCGCATCGAAATTCACTTGGATACGCAGTACATGCTGCTTGATGACTTGCACACCCAGCGCGTCACGCTATCCATTTTAGTGCTACAGGACGGCACAGTCGACACAGACCAGGTGTGCACAGTTAAGACTTACCGTGGTCTGCCGGATGACTGTGTGTTTAACGATGAGTTTATCGCAATTGATGAATTGACGACTCAGCAGTTTGATTACTTCACGAATTTAGAAGAAGTGAAGCGCGAAATTGGATTGTTTGGGATGGAATTGGCACAGGTTGCTTAGGAGAAGAATATGAATGCACCGGTAAATACCTTAGTTACAGCTCAAATTGCACAGGTTGCAGATGTATTGGGTTTATCAAATATAGATCCGCAAGAGCTGAAAGATACACTGATTCAAACAGCTTTTCGTACTGAAACGCCTGCAACTGATGCTCAAATGGCTTCTCTCTTAATTGTTGCAGGCCAATACAAGCTAAATCCTTGGACAAAAGAAATCTATGCTTTTCCAGATAAAAACAAGGGGATTATTCCGGTTGTTGGTGTAGATGGTTGGTCTCGCATCATCAATGGGAACTCTAATTTCAACGGCATGGAATTTAGGTTTTCAGAAAACATGGTTCAAATGGATGGTGCCAAGGTTGAAGCGCCTGAGTGGGTGGAATGTATTATCTACCGCAAAGACCGTGAACACCCTACTATTGTCCGCGAATACTTGGCTGAGTGTTACCGCGCTCCATTTAAATCGAAATCTGGTTATGTAGTTGAAGGCCCATGGCAAAGCCATCCTTCACGCTTCTTGCGCCATAAAGCTACTATCCAGTGCGCACGTTTAGCCTTCGGTTTTGTAGGCATTCATGATCAAGATGAGGCTGAGCGTATTGCTGAAAATCAAGAAGTTAAAACTGTTTCTGGCGTAACCAATAGCACTGTACCAGAGGGCTACCAAGCATTTGAAGCCGAACACCTGCCACACTTCAAAAATGAAGCGCAGTACGGAACCAAGCGCCTGCAGTCCGCCTACTCTGTCCTGCCAAGCAGCAATCTAAAAAATACATTCTGGTCAAATCATGCTGCAGGTCTAAAAGAAATCGCACAATTTGCTGATCAGGCTTTGGCTCGCGAAGGAGAAACCTATGAACATTCTCCAGCGTAGTGATGACTGGCATTCTGAGCGATGTGGCAAAGTAACTGCTAGTCGCATCAAGGATATAGATGCCAAGCCAGCCAAGGGCAAAGTGCTTAATTCATTAGGCTTAATCATTCTTTCCGAGCGCCTCACTGGCGTTCAGGAAGAAACTAAAACTACTCAGTTGATGCAATGGGGAATCGATCACGAGCCACATGCAATCACAGCCTATGAAAATGAAACAGGTGAATTTGTAGAAGGTACAGGCCTAATTGACCACCCTTCTATCCCGTTGTCTGGCGCTTCTCCTGATGGGTTGGTTGGCAAGCAGGGTCAGCTTGAAGTGAAGTGCCCAAACACGACTACGCATTTAAACACGTTGCTCAGTCGCAAAGTGCCAGATGAGTACATTCCACAAATTACATGGCAGTTGGCTTGCACAAAACGCCAATGGTGCGACTTCGTGAGTTATGACCCTCGCCTGCCTGAGTATTTGCAACTCGTAATTATTCGTGTGTTTGCAAAAGATTTAGATATTGCCGGGCTTGAGGAAAGCGTGATTGCTTTTAACAAAACGATAGATCGGGCAATTGACCAGCTCGCATTAAATCAGAAGCTAAAAGTCGCATAAACCTACTTTAATAAAAAAGTAGCCCGGATTTTTAGCATAGTTATTTATTTTAATAAAAGATTGGTGGTGAAGATGGATAAGAAAGATGAAGCTTTTGAATTAGCATTTTCAAAGACTAATTTTTATAAGGGGATGGTTGAGTCATTAAAAAACAAAGACTGTCCTTTTGAATCTGTTTTAGAAATTCGTAATGGCAAATATCGTAGTTCATACGTTCAGTTGTCACATGAGATATGGCAAGCAGCCCAAGCGGTGCCGGAAGGGTTTGTTCTAATGCCGCGCCAGTGCACAAATAGTATGGCTCAGGCTGCTAAAGAAATAGATGGTCGATTATCTGCATTTAAATATGGCGATGTCTATCAAGCTATGATCGAAGCCCAGGAGTCCACATGAAAAAACATCACATGGAACACCTCGAATATTTGTTTTTGGGTTGGCTGCTGTTGGGGCTGATTGGGTTTGGTCTGGCTGCGATGGGGTTTTGAGATGATCCTAAAAGACAGTGATTTGCCGGAAGAAGTGGTCATCAGTTTGGGAGAGGTGGTATGAATCTGATTGAACAGTTGGGCGGGTCTAAGGCTAGACACAAATCAAGAACTGGTGTGGCAGGAGTTGGTTACAACACATCAAACATACCCGCAAAAGTTAACGGGAAGCACACCAGCGAATACGTGCTATGGAGAGAAATGCTAAGGAGATGCTACAGTGAGTCTTTCCAAAAAAAATGCCCTCAATACAAAGGGTGTTATGTTTGTGATCGGTGGCACAATTTTATGAACTTCTATGATGACATAATAAAAATGAAAGGTTATGAACATATCTCCGAAAAGCGGGCGGTTAACTTGGACAAGGATATAATCCTCAAGGGCAACAAAGTTTATTCACCTGAGCTTTGTCGGTTAGTTCCACAAGAGATAAACAAACTTATCACTAATAGAAAAGCCTGTAGAGGAGACTTGCCCATAGGAGTAACTTTCTCAAAATCAAAAGGAAAGTATGTGGCGTCTTTGGGTTTTTTGAAAGGCGAGCAAGTAAAGGGGAATGTGTTTGATACACCCAATGATGCTTTTCTTTTTTATAAGAAGCATAAGGAGGCTCATATTAAAAAGGTGATTGCTAAATTTAAAGATAGACTAGATGTTGATGTTTTTAATGCCTTAAATAACTATGAGGTTAACATAGATGATTAAAACACTTGATGAATATGAAAAGGCTAAAGGTTGGATTGAAGTAAATGCAATCGATGTCGATTGGTTGCAACTGGGTAAATATCGGAAGGAGCTTCTCGAATACCGCCGCCAGCACAATATTTTTGAGGTTGGGGATAAGGTTGTAGAGATAACAGATTATCCCAGCAATGATGTACTAACAGTTAAATCTATATTCGATAAGCTATTAGTGTGTGAGAGTGATGATTTTAACGCAAGTTATGTTTTGTCTAATAAGTATAAGCCTTATTTTTATGTTAGACACGCTACCGATGCAGAAATCGAAGCAGGTAAAAGATTGGAGGTGGTTTGATGGGTATATACCAGATCACTGTACAAGGTGAGGTGCCTCAGCTCTTTTTAGGGGCTGAGGTTGGTGGTGCGAAGGTTGTGGCAATCAAAGATGTAAGTCCAAAACTGGTCGGATCTAAATATCTTGCGGAAATTTACAATATCAGTGAAGAAACAGTTAGGTCGCGATGTGCTCATATCAACCGTGGCACTAGAGGGAAATCACAATACAATCCGGATGAAGCACATCTGGTCTTGAGCGAAAAACCAAGTAAACGCGTAGGCAGACCAAGGAAAAACTAATGGATCTAAATGAAATCAGAAAGAACGCGCCAGAGGGTGCGACGCATTATAACTTGATATTCGGGGATATTATTTACTGCAAGATAATATCAAGTCAGCTATATGGATATGCCGACGGTATCGGGTGGTATAAGTATTACGGAAACATTCCAATCAAGCCCCTATAATGGGGCTTTAATTTATGCATCTAGCATATCTGCAATATCATTCACATCAGGGTTGTAATAAGTATTCACAAGCATCTTGATATTCCTGTGCCCTGTCACTTTGGCTAACACTTCAACCGGTAGCTTTTGATTATTCACAAACCGTGTAATTGCTTCATGGCGAGTATCGTGAAAATGAATATCAGATAGCCCTGCCTTCTCCTTTCTGCGCTCCCACATTAATCTAAAAGCATTCTCAGTCTGAGGAATTAGTTTGGTTCCGTCATGCCGGATTAGCTCAAGCAAAGCTAATGCCTTTTTGGTTAAAGGAACATTACGGGCATCACCATTTTTAGTTTTCGGCAAATGGACATGACGATCATAAATATCTTTCATCTGAATACCAAGTATCTCCCCTCTACGCATGGCGGTTTCCATGGCAAATAGAAAAGCCCATGCAACATAGTGCTCAGGGAGCATTGGGACCTTGCCTTCGTGATAGTCTAGTGCGCTTAGAATCTGGGCAATCTCATCTTCCCGGATTCTTCTATGTCGAGACTTTGGCTTCTGTGGTTTCTTAACTAGAGACCAAGGATTGCTGTCCAAAAGGAATAGCTCTTTAATGGCATAAGAAAATACAGAGCTATATAAAGCCATTTCCCGAAGCACAGTGTTTGCACCTACTTCTTTAAGTCTTTTGTTTCGCCAGTTTGTTAAATGCTTGGGTGTGATGTCATGAATCGACATTTCAGCCAAAGCGCCAAACTTCTCATCGAATGGCTTGAGCTGTTCTTTAACGTATTTGGCACCACGAAGCTTTTTACCGACTTCATCATAGTATTTATAAAAAAGCGTTTTGAATGGATAGTGTGGCTTTATTCCAAGATCATCGGCAGCCTGTTTGGCTTTGCTTTCTAATATTTTTTGGGCAGCCCATTGCTCACATTCTTTTTCAGTATCTCGGGTAGCAGAATGGCGCTTACCCTTAACCATAATTTCAATAAAGTAGCTTTGCCCGCGTTTTCTCGGTTTTGGTATCTTCAT